GAACATATCCTAATTCAGCACTTGTAGGTTTAAAAGTAGACGCTGAACAATTTAGCAATATACCTTCAAGAAAATATCTAGTAAAAGGAATAAAAGTAAAAATTCCACACAATGCAACAGTCAGGGCTGATGGAAGTTTGTCTTATTCTGGAACATTTAATGGTACTTTAGGTGCTGCTCAATATACAAACGACCCTGCCTGGTGCTTATACGATCTTTTAACTTCTGAAAGATATGGCTTGGGTTCTCATTTGCAAGAGTCTGCTTTAGATAAATTTAGTTTTTATCAAGCTTCTGTATATTCTTCTCAACTTATAGATGATGGGACAGGAACAGGTAATACAGAGCCAAGGTTTAGTTGTAATGTTGCAATACAAAATCAACAGGAGGCATATAACGTAATAAATCAAATGTGTTCTGTATTTAGATCAATGCCTTTTTGGAGTGCAGGTGCTTTTACGATTACACAAGACTCACCAAAAGACTCAAGCTATTTATTTACTCTTGCAAATGTATTAGAACCTGGTTTTAGCTATTCAAACGTAAGTCAAAAGCAAAGACCTACTGTTGTTATAGCTAAATATTTAGATTTAGAGCTTAGAGATATAAATTATGTTGAGCAGATTGACTCTGCAAACCAAGCTAGGTATGGTTCAGTTGTTAAAAACATAGATGCTTTTGCTTGTACAAGTCGTGGACAAGCTTCTCGTTTAGCAAAATGGATGCTCTATATGAGCAATGTAGAACGTGAAGTTGTGACATTTAGTTGTGCTATAGATGCAGGTGTTCTTGTAAGACCAGGCCAAATCATAGAAATCGCAGATCCAGTTAAGTCGGGAGAAAGGAGAGGTGGTCGTATTGTAAGTGCAACAACAACAGCTATAACTGTTGATGATATAACAGGTCTAACATATCAAATAGGATCTAGTTTATCTGTAATACTTTCAGATGGTTCTGTAGAAAATAAAACTGTAAGTGGCATAACAGGTAGTGTTATTAATGTTTCACAAGCTTTTACCTCTGCACCACAAGCTAATAGTGTTTGGGTTTATCAAACAAGTAATATTCTTACTAGCACTTGGAGAGTTTTATCAATAGAGGAAAAAGATAGAGCTTTTTATACAGTTACAGCAAGTGAGTATAACTCAGGCAAATATAATCATATTGAAAGTGGCATAGCTCTTACTACAAGAGATATTACTGATTTAGACATAGCACCATCAGCACCTTCTGGAGTAACAGCAGAAGAAGTTATTTATGAGGACACAGGAATAGCTAGGGTAAAGATTATTGTTAGTTGGACTACTTCTACTGATAACGCATACGTCAGATGGAGGTATGAACAAGGTAATTACACATCAAGAACAGTAGAAGGTGCAAAAAGTTATGAGATACCAGATACTATTGAAGGTAACTATACGATTGAAGTTTATAGTGTTAGCTCTTCTGGTTTAAGATCTACACTTCCTAACTCCTTAAACCCTTTTGTGGCTGTGGGTAAAACAGCACTACCTGCAAATGTAAGCGGTGTTAGCTTGTTGCCTATAGATGAATCTAGTGCAATTTTAAGTTGGAATCGTGCAACAGAACTTGACGTTTTATTAGGAGGCAAGACCCTGATCCGCCATTCTTCTTTAACATCAGGAGCGCAATGGAAAGACTCACAGGAAATTGTTGTCGCAGCAGCAGGTAGTCAGACACAAAAAATAGTTCCGTTACTTGCAGGTACTTACTTAATAAAATTTGAAGATGATGGTGGTAGGCAATCACCTGCTCCTGGTTCACAAGATTCTGATTGGAATAACACAAGAGTTACAACTAATCTTCCAGCACCACAAGAAAGACTTACAGTAGGAACTGTTGACGAACACACTCCTAATTTCACAGGATCTAAAACTAATACTGTTTACGATTCAACCTTAGATGCTTTAAAACTAACAGTTACCAGTAATGCAACTGCATCGTCAGGAGAATATGTATTTGCAAACTCTGTTGATTTAACACAAGTCTATGATGTAAATCTAAGAAAAATCTTAAAAGCAAGTAATTTTATACTTAATAGTTTATGGGATGATAGAACTGATTTAATTGACACATGGGGATATATTGATGCGGTTGGTGGATTAACAGAGGCAACAGCTTGTAATGCTGCTGTTTACGTTAGAGCAACAAACGATAATCCATCAGGTTCTCCTACTTGGAGTGCATATAAAGAATTTAGTAATGTGTTAATTACTGGCAGAGCTTTCCAATTTAAGGCAATATTAACAAGTAATGACACAAACCAAAACATAGCTGTAACTCAATTAGGAGCTACACTAGAATTACAAGGAAGAACAGAAAGTATCTCGACTCCAGTAACTACTGGATCATCTCAATATACTGTTTCTTTTACTAATCCATTCAAGCAAACACCAACTGTAGTTGTGACCCCAACAAATCAACAAACAGGAGACTTTTTTGAACTTGCTAATATTAGTAGGACAGGATTCCAAGTCACGTTTAAAAATGGTAGTGCAGCAGTTGCTAGATCATTTGTATGGGCTGCATCAGGCTTTGGAAAGGAGGTGACATGATATGAGCAACGGACATGATTTTGACATCGGAAATGCTGTAGGAGCCACTTTTAGAGCAGACTTAAATACCTGTCTTGGAGATATACAATCTTCTAATAGTGGATCTAATGCGCCATCTACGACTGTTGCTTATAAAATATGGGCTGACACTTCAGCAAATTTATTAAAAATAAGAAATTCTGCTAATAATGGTTGGCTTACTATTGGCGATTTGACAGATGCTAATAATCTAGGACTTGCAACTAAAGCATCCCCAACATTTTCTGGAACTGTTACTTCTGGTGGAGATATTGTTTTGTCAGGAACAGGCAAAATAAAAGTACCAGCAGGAACTACAGCACAAAGGCCGTCAGGTGTTACTGGTGATTTTAGATTTAATACTACTCTTACGCAGTTTGAGGGTTACGATGGATCTTCTTGGGCAAAAGTTGGAGGTGTGCCAGCAGGGACAGTTATAGCTTATGCTTCATCAACAGTTCCAACAGGATTTTTAGAATGTAATGGAGCTAATATTTCACGTTCTACTTATGCACAGTTATATAGTGCATTAGGAACTACATGGGGTAGTGGAGATGGATCTTCTACTTTTGGTTTGCCAGATTTAAGAGGTGAATTTATAAGAGGTTGGGATAATAGTAGAGGTATAGATAGTGGCAGATCTTTTGCAACTTCTCAATCAGATCAAAACGAGTCACATACTCACTCAGTTACAGATCCAAATCATTCTCATACGCAGAGAGGACTTGCATTGAGTGGTGGATCTGGCTCTGTTGCTATTACTCTTGGTTCTGGTCAGTCTTATCAAATAGGATATTCTGGACAACAATCTACAGTTACAACAGGAACTTCAAGTACAGGAATATCACTTGGTACATCAGGTGGTACTGAAGCTAGACCTAGAAACGTATCATTAATGTATATTATTAAATTCTAATTATGACAAATAAAAAAATATCAGAATTTACAGAACTAACAGCACCAGTAAGTACTGATGTGTTGCCAATAATTGATGTAAGTGGTGGTGGTACAGGTTCAAACAATAAAATTACTTATGCAAATTTATTAAGTAAAGCACCTGACGGCTCTGCTTCTGCACCTGCATTTAGTTTTGGCTCAGATACAAACTCAGGTATAAGTGGAGGATCAGATACTTTAACATTCAGTACTGCTGGTGCTGGAAGGTTAACAATAAGCTCTACTGGTCTTGTTAACATACCTGGCGATCTAACGGTTGGCGGTACGACAACTACAATAAATACAACTAATCTTGATGTAGAAGATAAGAATATTACTCTTGGAAAAGTCTCTACACCATCTGACACAACTGCTGATGGTGGTGGATTAACCCTAAAAGGAGCTACAGATAAAACATTTAATTGGGTTAACTCAACAGACTCATGGACAAGTAGTGAACATATCTCTGTTTCGGGTCAAAAAGAATTTAGATATTTAGATTCTGACTCATCGCATTATGTAGGTTTCAAATCTCCAGCAACAGTATCTTCTAGTGTCGTTTGGACTTTACCTTCTGCTGATTCTTCAGTAAGTGGTTATGTTTTATCAAGTAATGCTTCTGGAGTTCTCAGTTGGGTAGCACCTGGTCAAAATGCAGATCCCAATTTTACAGGCACATTAACCCTTACTGATGATGGCAATATTCGAGGATTTGCCTCTACTCATGCTACATATACTGGATCTGTAAAAACATTTACTGTTACTGTTGCAAGTAAAACAGCAGCACATAGATATAACGGAAGTGGATCTAGTTATGGATATAAAATTGATGGTAAAGAAGCTCCATTTCTAACTCTTACACCAGGTCGTACCTATAAGTTTGACCAATCAGATAATAGTAATAGTGGTCATCCTCTTCGTTTTTATCTTGAGGCAAATAAAACAACAGCATATACAACTAACGTAACAACAAGCGGAACTCCCGGCTCTAGTGGTGCTTATACACAAATCGTTGTAGGCGATACAACACCAATGGTAATTCATTACCAATGTTCAGCACATTCGTTGATGGGTAATGCTGTACAGACAAACTCTGCAACAGCTACAGGCACTCTGTTATCTAGCTTAAGTGTTAGTGGAAATATGGATGTTACTGGCACATTTACTGTTAGTGACAATATTTTGATGACAGGTACAGGAGCTATTGATGTCGCTTCTGGTACAACTGCACAAAGACCTGGCTCTCCCTCCGCAGGTATGTTTAGATTCAATAGTCAGACATCAGAGTTTGAAGGATATGACGGAAGTGCTTGGGGTGAAATTGGTGGAGCAGCAGCTACAGGAACAGCAGATTTATTAGACATTGCATCATCTTCTGGAACAGGAGGAGGTTCTGCAACATTTAATGGATCTGCTTATAGATTTAAGTTAGTTACTAAAGGAACAAGTACAGCAGTAACACCAACCAATGCAGAAATATTGAGAGTTTCAATAAATGGTGTAATGCAACAACCCAATGATGGGTCTGGTCAAGGAGACATGACAGAGGGCTATGTTGTTAGCGGTACAGACATTATCTTTGATTCTGCTCCTCCTAGTGGTGCTACATATTTCATTGTCAATATGGGAGCTACGATTGCTATTGGAACTCCAGGTGACAATACAGTTACAAGTGCAAAGATCGTAAATGGAACTATTGAAGGACAGGATTTAGCTACAAACGTAGATTTAGGTGATAACCAAAAAATTAGATTTGGAGCAGGGAATGATCTACAAATATTTCACGATGGAACAAATAACTATATTAATTCTAATAATGGAAACATAATTCTTGCCAAGGTAGCTGGTACTGAAAAAATGATTCAAGCTATACCAGATGGAGCAGTAGAGCTATATCACAATAACGCAAAAAAAGCAGAGACAGTATCAGGTGGTTTTACAGTAACAGGTACATTAACAGCAACAGCCTATGCAGGGGATGGATCGGGTCTTACAGGAGTTTCGTCACAAGTTGCTGATGGTTGTATTACAGAAAACTCGCTAACAATTTCAAATAATTATACTATGACTACAAATAAGTCAGGACTTAGTGCAGGGGATATAATAATTGCAAGTGGAGTAACAGTTACCATTCCGTCTGGTTCACGTTATGTTATTGTTTAGGAGCTAAAATTATGCCAATAGTATTAAACGGATCAGGAACAGTTACAGGAATATCGGCAGGGGGATTGCCTGATGGATGTATAACTGCTGCTGAATTAGCAAGTGGTGTTGGAGGTAAGGTTCTTCAAGCAGTTAGTAATACGTCTACCACTACTGTAAATACAAGTGGTGCAACAAAATCAGATTTATTGACCGTTACAATTACCCCTGCCAGTACAAGTAATAAAGTATTAGTGATGGCACAGTTAACTACTTATACTTATCCAACTAATAACGCATATGCTGGAGCTTACATCTTTAGAGGAGCAAACAGCGATGCCTCCCCTGCTGGAACAACTATAGCTCAAAGCGTTACTGGATATAGTACTACCAATCATCTTTATGATAATTACAGTTTAAAAGTTCTTGACTCGCCAAATACTTCTTCAGCACAAGTTTATACTCTTTCAATGGCAAGACAGTCACATAATACAAACTACATTACAACAGATGGTTATTTATATCATCTTATAGCAATGGAGATAGCAGCATGAATTATACAACTGTTGATGCTCTTGCAAGTTTAAAACCTAGCACAGATTGGACATGGATAGGAACAGAGTATTCTGGTTTACAATGGAAAGATAGTTCTACAAAACCAACTGAGGCAGAGCTGAATACTGAACTTGCAAGATTAGTTAATGCAGAACCTATGAGGTTATTAAGGGTTGAAAGAGATAGATTACTAACTGCTTGTGATTGGAGAGCTAGTTCTGATTTGACATTATCAACAGCATGGAAAACATATCGTCAAAGTTTGCGTGATTTACCAGCTAGTGCATCGCCTAAATTAGATTCAGATGGTAATTTAGATATGAGTTCTGTTTCCTTCCCTACTGAACCTAGTTAACAATGAGCCAAATTAAGTTATTACATAGCGGTGGTAATGGGGTTATATTAGCTGCACCTGCAAGCAACCCTGCTTCTGATCGAACTCTTACGTTACCTGGCGATGCTAATTCAACTGTTGATACATTAAATAGATCAGGGAATATTCTTCAAGTTGTTTCTATAACAAAAAAAGATGTAGCTAGTAATTCAACGGCTTCTGGAACTTGGTGGAGTTATACAGATAATAGTTTGAAAATAACATTAACCCCTTCTTCAGCTTCAAATAAAATATATTTAACTGCATTTATTAATTTAATGGAGGTATCAGGTCAATGGCTGATGTTTAGATTTGAACAAGATGGTTCACAGATAGATGAAGCTGTCGGTGATGCTGCTGGTAGTAGACCACGAGTAACAGGACAACATATGAATGGTGGTGATAATAATGGTGGTAGATTTTATATGATGGGAGTTGAAATAGATGCTGATAGCACAAGTAGTAGAACTTATAATATGGCATTTAGGCATACATCTGGTATAACCCGAACTTTATATCTCAATAGAACTGGTGATGATGGTAATAATGCAACAGATTATGGCAGATCAATCTCAACACTTACAGCAATGGAGATAGCAGCATGAGCAGACTAATAACAAATGCAATACGATCTACTTCTGCTTCAGCAGATGCAATAACTTTTGATAACTCAGGAAAACCAACTTTTCCTAATGGCGGTGCAGGTAAAGTTATTCAAGTTCAATCAGTAACAAAAACTGACACTTTTTCAAGTAGTGAAAGTGCTGGTAATCTTACTGGGGCAGCAATATCATTGAATTTTACAGCTACAAGTACAAGTAACAAGTTGCTGATAATGGCTAATTTAATGGTAGCTAACTCTCATCCTAACGAAAGAATTGGTATAGTTTTATACGCTGGTGGTAGTGCATTAACTAGTGCTATTGGCGATACTGATGGTGGTAGAAGAAGAATAAGTATGGGTGCTTTTAACGATCAAGATAACTCTTATTCTTGTATTAGTCATAGTCATTATTTTACCCCTGCAAGTACAAACCAAATTACATATGATTATCGACTTCATAATGGTAGAGGTACTACTGGCACAATGTATTTAAACAGAGATGGAAATAATGATGATAATTCATGGCATGGTAGGGGTACTTCTACAATAACAATAATGGAGATAGCAGCATAATGGCGTTAACACAGATAACAGGTGGAGACGGAATCAAAGATGGTTCTATCAAAGAAGCCGATCTTAATATAGACAATACTCCTACAAATGATTATGTACTGACTGCTAAGTCCAGTGCAGCTGGTGGCCTTACATGGGCTGAAGCTGCTGCTGGTGCTAGCGGCGGTGGGTCGGACAAGATCTTTTGGGAGAATGGGACAACAGTAACTACTAGCTATACGATTACTAATAATCATAATGCTGGTAGTTTTGGGCCAATCACAGTAAACTCAGGAGCTACAATAACTGTAGGTTCTGGCGAGACATGGACAATTATTTAATATGCCTATAGTATTAAATGGAACAACTGGTGATATATCAGGTTCAAGCTTAACAGGTATAGATACAGGTAAAGTTTTAGCTGTATCAGAAGCTCTTAAAAAAGATTCTTTTAGCACACAAAATAATACTTTTACAGATATTACTGGTTTGTCAGTAACAATGACACCAGCTTCTACGTCTAGTAAATTTTTAGTAACTTATAATGTTTGTTTTTCTCCAAGAGATCAACACTACTCAGGTGCAATTAGATGTGTAAAAGTAGTTGGTGGTACAACAACAGATGATATTTATGTAGGAAATGCAGCAGGCAACAGAATAAGATGTTCTAATTTTTCATTTGCAGATAATGAGCAACATTCATATGATGCCTTACAAACCCAATCTGGGTCATTTCTTCATAGTCCAAATACAACAAGTGCAGTTACTTTCAAAATGCAATGTTGTTTATTAGGAACTTATGGTTGGGCGAATGATGTTTATGTTAACAGGACAAATACTTGGACTGATACTGCATTTTTTGGTTCTCCTGTTTCATCAATAGTAGTAAGGGAGTTAGTATCATGACCGTAAAATTAGTAGGCTCTAGCTCTGGGTCAGTATCTTTACAGGCTCCAGCATCAACAACAGGTGGTGCAAATAGAGTTTTAACTTTGCCAGATAAAAATGGTACAGTAGCTACAACATCAGATAGCTTTGGTAAAATTTTACAAGTTGTAGTTAATGAAAAATCAGATACTGTATCAATAGCCGGTCAAAATAATGGTAGTTCATTTGGAGATGTAACTGGAATTAACGTAACCATTACACCAACAGCAGCAAGTAGTAAAGTTTATGTTCAGTTTTGCCTTGGTAAAGCTGCACACAGTTCTAATAGTACTGGTGTTAGATTTACTCGTAGTGTTGCTGGAGCTAGTGCCTCAGCTATAAAAGTAGGAGATACTGCTAGTAATAGAAAAAGTGTATCTTCAAACATTCTCGGATCTGGTTTAATTAATACCGGTCATGCTCAAGGTTTTTATTATCAATTTGTAGATACACCTTCTTACAGTGTTGGACAATCAATCGTTTATCAGATGCAAGTTCTTACTGAAGGAACTAATAATTTTTATGTAAATAGAACTCCTGATGATACTGATAATGGCAATATCTACTTTGCTAGAGCATTTAGCACTATTACAGCTATGGAAATAGCAGCTTAACAACAATTATTTTTTTAACAACAATGGCATTAGATCATGAAGCAATCTACTCTGCATATGCAGGCACAGTAGTATCAATAGACGACGGCCAAGGAGCCTTCGATAAAGATGGTAAGTCAGTAACACTTGACAACGCCAAAGTAGCAGCAGCTCGCAAAGCATTAGACGATGCAGCAGCAGCAATTAAATACAAGTCTGACAGAGCAGCAGCTTACGCCTCTATAGGCGATCAACTAGACATGCAGTATTGGGACGCAGTAAACGGAACTACTACATGGAAAGATCACGTTGCAAAGGTTAAGAAGGATAACCCAAAACCATAGGAGGGTAAACAATGTCA